TAGAGTTGAACAATGACATCAATCGTAAATGTTGATTGATTATCAAATCATTCGTTTTGTAGTTTGCTGTTCTCTTTCTAGCAGGGGTTTCATAATATTTAAAATTATCTCTCATGAAACCATAACTGTTACTGTTTTCAGTATGATCTCTGTAATGGTCAGTAAAAGCATAAACTTCAAATGGTATCTGAACTTTAGAACAGAACATAGTCAAGTTTATCAACTGTTCAATTGTTTCTTTCATGTAACCATTCATCGAACCAGACCAATCTATGAACATCACCATACCATGATTTTTACCTTCTGGTAAAGAAGTAATCTGACGGAAAAGATTTTCACTATATTTGTAAGCGTGAATCTTATTCATGTCGAGTGTACCTTTTTTAGAAGAATATGCTCTACGATGAATGTCAGCAGCTTTCTTCATTTCAAATTCTTTGACCATGTAACTAATCATTTTACCACTGTTCTTTTTGAACGTTTTCAACAATTCGTTTCCAGCATCTATTGCACCTTCGCGGTCATTGTAATAATCAGTCAGTTCTTTATGAATAACTTTATGGTCAATAACAATTGCTTCTGTATTAATTTTTGGAAATGTCAAATAGTTAGGAATAGTTACTTCATCACTCATATCTGACATTTCTTCTTCTCTCTCACGAAAGTTATCATCAGTCAAAGAAGAAGGTTCTTCTGGAATACCATTATCCATTCCGTCACTATGAGTTCCACCTTCAAAATTATCTAACTCTTTTGAGGGTTTACCATCTTTGGATTTATTTTCAGATGACTTGTTAGAAGTTTTGTCTGACTTTTCAGAATCTTCTTCACCTTCTTCTTCGGATTCATCTTTTATGTCTGACATTTCTTTAGATTCATCTTCGTAATCATCTTCGTATTCTTCTTCGGAATCTTCTAAATCATCTTCATCAAAATCACCATAACTATTATCAGTTTCAGATTCGTTTTCTTTACACCACTCATAAAGAGCATCGGTAACTTCAACGACATTTTCCCATGTTTCAGTTCTTTCAACTTTTTCAACCCACTCTCGCTCTTCATCAGTAAACTCAATCGAATACTGAGTTCCAGCTTTAGTGTAAAGATTGATACGGTCAATCAAACCAAGATCATTAGCATTGACACCCATCTTTCGTAATCCGAAAAAATCTTCGTTCATCAGTTCACTGTATCCGCCCAACATACATTTACGAGCTCCAGCAAATTTTCTCTTGATTTTCTTTTCGATACGAGCGTCTTCTATAACGTTCAGAAAGGATTTGTAACCTTTACCTTTTTCACTTACAGAAGAATGCCATCCGTCAAAAGGAGTCCAAAGTGCATGGCCGACTTCGTGTGCACAGAACAGATCGTAAACATCTGAACCAGGCTTCCATTTTAGAATAGGTAGATAGAGGACTCGATTTTTTACATCGAATGCTGCGGTAGGGATTTTCTTGTGTTCAACAGTAATGTTTTCTGCGGCCATCAGTTTGGCCAACATCGACTTCTGTTCTACTAGGTCTGTTTTTTTCATCATAATATAATCTCAAAAAAATAGTTATTTCTTAACCTCACTATACTTATATTATACCAAGACATCAACTCTTTGTCAAGTCTTTTCTTCGCCTGGAGTAATATTTTTGTAATTTGATACCAATGCATCTGTTCCATCTTCCAATCCAGCAGGTTCTTTTGAATAATCGCCTGTTCCATCGTCAAGATGTTCATATCCGGTTATTTTTCCCGAATACTTCTTTAGCATTTCTTTTCTTATTTTCTTCAATGTTTTTGACATTTTCCTCACTTTCAAGTACTATTATACGTTGTGATGGGACGTTTGTCAAGTCTTTTCTTACTCTGAATAAGAAAAATCTTTGGTGAGTTTTGTTTTGGGAACGTTTGCAGCAATCCAGCCCATGACCTCTTTCTTCACATCGGCTTCTGGAGCAATCGTTTTTCCTTCTTTCTTGAAGGTAAGGTAGGTAAAATCTGTAACAATAATGTTACCAGTTTTGGTTTTTACTTTTTTCTTTGTTTTGGGGTCAACATAAGGAATGGTGTTTTCTCTGTTATTCAGAACAACTCTAACACCTCCGTTGAGACCTCTTGGAAGTTTTCCCTTGATTACACCATACATACTAGTTGCTGCTCCTTCATGTGAGAGTAGCATTATGTCTTCTGGAACAACTCTGTCTCTACTTCTGTTGTTGATAATCGCAACCGAATAATCTGTCAATACCCATGTAAGATGAATATTTTTTGAGTCATATCCCGCCTTTTCAAGTTTAGGTATGATATCTCCTATATCTGAAACATCTTTCATTGTGATGTCAAACATGATATTAGGAAGTCTGTCTGTATTAGAATCAGCAAGCATAATGTCGAGGGATTTGTCTTTGATACCAAGTTTTTTGATAAACATATGAATTTTATAAACATCCTTCGGATTTTTCAGATTCAATCCCTTTATCTCTGGATGTTTGCCTTGTAGATCAGCCATTTTCATATAGGCGGTTTTCCACTCATCTACGTCACGGATTTTGAACTTCTCTTTTTCCATAAAGTTAGAAATCGCAAATCCTTTACCACTGCCAGCTCCTCCTGCGAGAAAAACTATCTGGCCATATTTCTTGCCTTGACCGTAAAGTATAAGTTTTTCTTCTAGATATTGGGAGAATGTTTTCATAGAAGTATTTATAAAGTCTTCATCTTTCATAATGATAAATATTGATAGACATAGCACTCTTCTTTGGAAGACTGTTGATGTTAGGGTGAGAAGAGCCTCCACAACTCTTTTCATCCGTCTACTTCAAAAATCTCTTATGTGAGTTGACAACACTTCCAATTTGTGTTCTTTGAAATAAGCAGGTAATTTATTTCTGTTACCAACTGGTTTCTGCTCCTTCTGTTCCAATATTGTATTCTGTAAGTGCCACGGAGTATACCTCAAGTCGATAAGTTCAGTATTTCTTTCGTGTCTTTCAGAGTGTTCTTTTGGTAATGAACCTTCCATCCACACTTCAAGGTTCTTTTTAGTTATAGGTGTTTGCCGTATTCTATCAACAATAACATTGTCATCAGACAGCACATTTGGAATTCCATCACCTTTATCACCTCGTAAAATATGTTCTTTCAAATATTCTTGTGGGTCAACACCATTCAGAAATTTCTTTGTAGTAGGAGAATATTGATAAACGTTTTTCTCTCGTTGTAGTTGAATAAAATCTTTATCAGATGAAATAATTAATGTCTTTTCTCCCTCTTCTCTTTTTCTAAGCACCAGAGTACCGATGACATCATCTGCTTCAGCGGTATCGACATGGATTACACGATAAGGAAAGTTTTCTTTGATCTCATTCTTTAGTTGATTAAAAATCTCAAAAACTTCACTCCAATTCACGGATGAAGCTTCTCTTCCCGATTTTCTCATTGCTTTGTATTGTGGGAAAAATTCTTTTCTCCAAGAGTGTTTTCCATCACAACATATAACCAATTCTCCATATTCATCATGATGTTCTTTTCTATACTTTTTTAGACTATTCAATGTCATGTGTCTAATAATGTTTATATCTGCTTTACCGTTTTTCATAGACATAGATGCCGATGCAAATAGTATTTGACTCATATCAACCAATATCATTATTATTTTCCTTTTTTAAATTTTTTATTTCAATGTCAATTTCTCTCAATCTTCCTTCAATCTCCGTATTACTAGAGATATCAAGAGTTCCGCGGACTTCTGATAAACAAAGCATTTCATTCAATAAACTTTTTCGTGTCCTCATAATCTTTCCTGTTAGAATTTTTTATTTTGTAATTATAGTATTAATATAACAATAAGGCAGAGTAATGTCAAGTTTTTTATAATCTATTGAGTCACCGATAATTAAAACTTGATCGTGTTGTGTGTAGAAATTAACTATCGGCAATCGATCTGGCTTCGGGTGCTTTTTTGTCGAGAGGTTTTTCAGAGAGAGTTGTTTTTTTCCCTGTTTTAGTATTGGTACTTTCGGTTTTGACTGTAGATCTTTCAATCTTTTCCTCTTTGGACATTGATTTTTTATCACTATATCCATCTTTGTACCAACCCCCACCTTTGAGATGAAAACTTCCCAAACTTACTATTCTAGTTGATGGTTGTCCGCAAAGGGAACATTCTATTGTTTTAGTTGTTGAAGTAATTTTATCAAACTCTTCAGTTATTTCTTCACACACTTCACATTGATATTCATATATTGGCATATTAATCACTCTTTTTCGGTTGCAACCGCGTTTGATAACTCTTGAAGACTGTTGTTTGTAAATCCGGGCAATTGTTCTTGCACCAATCCGTTAATTTCAGTCTGACTTGGTATTCCGCCACCTGCAGAAAGTCGAAAACTTCCCAAACTCATGATTCTATTAGCTGGTTGTTCGCATAGATGACATTTTATTGTTTTAATTGTTGATGTAATTTTATCAAACTCTTCAGTTATTTTTTCACATACTTCACATTTATATTCATATATTGGCATATTATTCGCTCCACCATTTTCCTATTCGGCCACCATGAAGGTAAACATCTTCGTGACCTTTATTGAAAACTTTAGCAACTGCGGCTAAAGCTTGTTGTTTGTCGTTAGTTCTAAAATAAGGTATATCACCAATCATAACTTGATATCTCATTGTAAAGTCAATCCTGTTACCGCTGAAAGATACATATTTTCCATATCTCTCTTAGGTTCAAGAATTACTATAACGTGTTTATTATCTAAAGTAATTTTATCAATCTTCCCAGCGACACTCCAAGGCACTAGACCAATCCCCACTTGCCCAGAAGCAGTTGGTGCCATCGTCTGAAGAGCTCTTGGTTCTTCTAATATTAAAAATCCATCCGAACTTTCTTCCATTCTTGATATCAGTTCTTCTCCAGTAGTTAGTTTCAATACTTTTACATCATTTGCCATCTTATAACTGCTCCTTCAACGTAGTTACATATTTTGAAATTGAATGGTCTAAACCATCCGTTTTAGAAATCAGACCGTTATCATTATCTGGGCCCCAATCCAAAGTCTGACTATTCACAAATACCCCTGTGTGAACATAAGGGTAAGTAGGACTAAAAGTAACAGGATCGCTAAGGCGAACCACACGCCAATGAGTGGGTTGTCCTGAAACAAGAACTTGAGAAGATACTTTTGGTGATCCGTAAGAGAAAACCTGAACATTATGACCTCTCTTGTGCAACCACATACCTATAATCTGAGCAATGGCTCCACCTAAACTGTGACCAGTAACGTATACTGTATGTTCTAATTGATAGTACTTGTCAACTTCTTGAATGATTGTTGTAGATGCATCTTTAAATCCTTTGTGAAGATATATGTCTAAAATATCATCCTTTATCATTCTTATATCAATATCTGACACTACATTATCAGTGTTGTCAGTTCCTCTAATCACAATTATAGTTATTCCACCATCAGTCTTCACTTCATAAGCAAGATTGTCTATTTCTGTTCCACCAGTATCATAGATTGATTCACAATACTCTGCGTGTTCAACTAGTGCGGATACTGTAACTGGTAGAGTTGACTTACCACCACTTGTTGCACCCGACTCTTCTGCACTCTTTGCACACCCGCTAAGTAGTAGAATCATTCCTACTATGGTGAACATCCATCTCTTCTTTTTTCTTCCAAGCTGTTGCACTTAAAATTGCTCCAAATGAAATGTGTAGGATTCCACCACCTTCTAAAGTTAAAGGTATCCAGCGTGATGCATCACAAACCAAACCTTTCAACACCATCATATTACAATAACTATCCATCTGCATATTCCAGACAACCGGCCCTATGAAAAAGTCACAAAGACAAATCCAAAGATACACTATGGCCGCCCAATCACGCCAAAATCTGTTGATTGTTTTGTTTATACTCACTATGCTTTTTTGTCAGACATCGTAACGAGTGTGAGAATACTTCTACCCGCTTCGATGGCAGTATCAACAACCCATTCCAGATTTTCTTCGTCATAATCCCATTTTTCCCTGACGTATTCAACTAATATATCATATTCTTCATCATCAATATCTGTGATTTCTGGAATTACTTCTTCGATATTGTCAACTGCTTCAAAGAGTTTTTTAACAGGGTCAATGAAATATCTCGCATCTGTCCAAGAAAACTTATCATCCGCTTTTGCTTTTCCAATCGCGTCTACGAATGAAAAAATAAACTCCATAACTTCTTTGGTTTCTTTTATACCTTTAGATTCTGCCATTTTATTCCTTCTCTTGTTTATTTATTTTATTTAAGTATTTGCCACGTTTTTTCATAGCTTGTTTTAATTTGTATTTCGATGCCCCCTGAATAAAAAGGTCACCATTCATATGTTCCATCTCATGTTGATATACAATCGATGATAATCCTGTTAAACTTCCAGCTTGTTCTCCTCCATCAAAAGCTTGAAACTGAACAGCTATAGTTTCCGCTCTTGTAACAGGAAAATATAAGCCAGGAAAAGACAAACATCCTTCTCTCATATATATTGTTTCTTCACTCCATTCTAATATCTCTTGATTAAAAGTTACTGTTATTTTATCATCAAACAAAAAACCAAAAACTTTAAGTGGTATTCCAATTTGATTTGCTGACAGGCCAACTCCTCTATGGTGTATCATATTCTCTTTAATCTGGTCAACCAATTTCTCAGAGTCAACTTGAGGATTATCGAAATCAAACGCCTCTGGTATTTCTTTTAAAAAAGGGTCATCTTCTTTCACCAGTTCACATACTAAATCACTCACACTACCTCTATTTTACTAAATTGTTTTTCTTTTAGAAACTTTATCGTTGACCGAAACTTGTCATATAAAATTTCACCCTTATGGGAAATTACAAACACATTCGTATTATCATCAAGTGAATTGAGTATTTTCAGGAAAGCTTCAGTTCCATCAGCATCCAAAGATGAATCAAATACCTCATCCAAAATCAAAAGGTTTGTATTCACACTGTTTTTGAGTTTAGCGACCATTCTCCATGTGAACAGTAATGCTAAGTCAATTCTCATTTTCTCACCCTCAGAGAAAGAAGAATAGGAAAATTCATCACGATACTGAGAACGTATCGTTTCATTAAAATTTTCATCAATAGAAAAGTTTATTAGAAATTCTAGTTCGTTCAAGTATTTATTCACATACTTGTTAATTATAGGAACGTACTGCCGAATAATCTTTGTCTTTATTCCAGAATCTCTCAACAAC